CGGGTCCGTAACCACCGCGTCCACCTTGCCCAGCGTCGGCAGAATGTCCCGGCAATCGCCAAGGTAGAGCGTGGCGCGGCCAATCGTCACAGGTTCGCTCACAACCAACCGTCCTTCCTCAAAATGTCGAGATAAGCCGCGCGCTCGGTTTCGGGCTGCATGGCGGCGATGCGCAGGAGAACCGCGCGCAGGGCTTCGCGGACGTTCATGCGGCCACCCTCCCGATCACAGGCGCACCGCAGCCGCGCAGCCATTCCAGCGCCTTTTCCGGCGAGAAAAAGCAGGCCACATCGTGCCCCATGCGGAAGTGCTGGTTGCCCCAGTCCACTTGGGCTTGGGAAAGCTTCCCGGCGCGGCCCGAAGCGTCATAACCCTTCATCTCAATCCAGCAGACGCAGCCGCCGGACCATGTGAAGCAAAGGTCGAACACGCCGGGCATCATGCCTTCTGCTTTGGCCTGGCGCTGTGCCTTGGGGCCGCGCTTGCCTGCGTTGGGGATGGCATGAACCGAAACGCCCGGCGCGCATTCCCGCACCAGCTTGCGGAGCATCGTCACGCGGTGCAGTTCGGTGAGAGCCTTGCGCCCGTCCGGTTGCTCCACGCGGAATAGCGGATCTTCGGCCAGCGATGTTTCGAGGTCTGCCCAGTTCATGCGTTGGCCTTCCTGCGCGCGACCACCGCACCAAGCCGCTCGACCAGCCGTTCAAAAGCAGGCGTTCCCCGTTTGACATGCGAGGCAGCGATGCTTTCGACCATCGCGGGGGTGAGTGTTTGCAGCGGCGCACTCGACACCTTGTCCACGGCCACAATGATGCCGTCGCGTTGGGTCGGTGCAGACGGCGCAAACTGTCCGGGGATGACGCGGCGCGGGGCGGGCATTAGGCATCCTTCGCTTTGCAGAAGTCGCTGCGGCAGGCGGCGACCTCGGCAGGCAGCACCAGCTTATCGCACTGGGCGCACCAGACGCCCGGCTTGAGCTTCGGCAGCGGCGGCAGATCAGTCGGCACAAACCGCTTCGGATGCGAGCCGCCCGAGCGCACCACCTTCATGGGTACGACACGCTTGATCAGTTCACGGATCAGCGCAGCGGATTGTGGGCGGCGGTCGTTGTCGAGACTTTCCGCCAGCACTTCGGCATTGGCCAGCAGCGCGCGGAGAGGTTCTTCGGCGGGCGGCATCATGCGTCACCACCTTGCGGCAACCACCGCGCTGCAACCTTGCGCATGTAAGGCGTGGCGCGCTTTTCGAAGCTGCGTAGCCCAGCAATGACTGTGCTGTGATCGCGCCCGCCCAGCCATTTCCCGACCTGAACCGTCGAAGAACCACGGTTGACCAGCACGTAAAAAGCAAGGTTCCGCGCATCGACAACCTCGCGCTGCCGAGCGCGCCCGGTCAGATCGCCAGCGGTCATGTCCATATCTTCAGCGATGGCCGCAATGATCTCGGTGACAGTTGCGGGCAAACCACGCGGCGGCGGCGGCGGCGGCAACGGTGCGTCGTCAACTTTGGCCTTGTACGCGCGGCGCACGAAACACGGCGGCGTCAAAGGCGCAATGCCAAGCGCTTCACGGATCTTGTCCCGCAGAATGTCACTTCCCCGGCGCATGGCCGTGAAGTGGTCGAAGTCAGCCTTGCGCAAGTCGGCATTGCTGAAGGTGATGGTCTGTGCGTACGTCATGCCGCAACACCCCGATGCCGATCAGCCTCACCCACAATCGCGTTCAACGCCTGCACCAGCGGACGGATCGAATCCGCCAGCGCGCAAGTCTCACGGTGATCGCGCACACCATCGGCCAGCGCTTCCACCCATTGCGTTGTCAGCCGCGAGAGATCGCCAATCGTCGCCATGTCGTTGGCCGCGCAAAGACCGACCGGGCGCAGTTCAAACCCAGCCGCCGCGAACACCTCATTCAGCGCAGTCGGATCAGCCCGCAGCGAATTGATGACGGTGTGCAGTTCGGGCGTGCTTTCACCGGACATGGTGCGCGAAACCGTTTTGACATCGACCCCGATGGCGTCGGCAAACGTACCCTTGCCAGTGCAGGCGATGACGCGAGCCCAGCCAGCGACCAGCCGGGCAGATACGTCCATTTTCGAATGAATTGCAGGGCGCACTTGGCGCGCAGGATCATGCATTACGCTCTCCATGAAAAACCCCGTTCCCAACCTTGAGCGCGCTGGAAATGCATTTCCGGCACCCGCACGCGCTTGCGACCACGCTGGCAGGATGGGCCTCGAAGCCGCCGGGGTTGTCGGCTTGATGAGAGAGCGGGGCCGGTGTCTGAAGGGACGGGGAAGCGGTGTTGACTGCCTCCCCGTCAGTTTCCCGGCGAAGGGGAAATGGGTGTGTGTCGCCGGGGTGTTCGGTGATGGTGATGTTCTGGCAGTAGGGCAGGGCTTTGGCCCAACTCCCCGCTTCGGACTGATCGTCGATCACGCCTGCCCCCGCTTGATGGCAGGGCCGATCACCATGCCCAGCGGGACGGAGGCGATGCACCAGATGGCGAGGAGGGCCATCATGCGGCTGCGTCCTGCTTGGGATGCGACAGCAATGACTGCGCTGCGATCAGCGTCCGCTTGTTTGTCGGGATTTCCCCGCTCTCCAGTCTGGAAAGCGTAGACTGATGGATTCCGAGCATGTCGGCCATCACGGCTTGCGAAACGTCGAGGGCCTCGCGAATGGTCTTGATCGTGTCCATGACCCAATGCGTAAATGCGCATACGCATAATGTCAACACCCCGCATATCCTTAAGCGCGTTAGGCGATGATGCGTCGGCGGGTTATGCGGGCGGCATGAACAATTCGCTCGCAGAAAAGATCAAAGCGATCCGCCTCGCGCACGGGATGACGCAAGGCGAGTTCGCCGCCCTGTTCCAATCCACACAAAGCACCGTCTCGCGCTGGGAGAAGGGTGCGGACCCAGAACACCGGCATCTCCTGCAGCTTGCCGAGATGGCAGGCGTCACGGTCGAGGCCCTGCTAGGTGTCGCCAATATGGACGTATATTCGCTTAGGGATATTCCGGTCCTAGGGTACGTTGGCACCGGGGCAGAAGTCCTGCCGTTTGAGACTTTTGCAGGAGCCGCGGTGACATTTACGGATCGTCCAGATGGGATCACCGGCAAAGCTGCTGCCGTAGAAGTACGTGGTGACAGCTTGTTTCCGACCGCCGAAAATGGCTGGAAACTGATTTACGCCGATGGCCAACAGGCCGATGAAAGCGACATGCTCAACCGCCTTTGCGTGGTTAAGCTCGTCGGCGGGAAGACGTTGATCAAGCGTGTCATGCGCGGATCGAAGCCCGGCCACTACCACCTGGTATCGACAAACGCGCCTGTGATCGAAGACGCCCAGATCGAATGGGCCTCGCGCGTGAAGGCCATCATCCCCAACTGATTCGGCGCGCAAAAGCCGCCTACAGCCCAGAAACGCGATAGAAATAAGTTATGCGCCTCCGCATTTTTGTGCTTGACGATATGCGTATGCGCATTTAAGCAGGTGTCATCAGCCGCACAGAGCGGCAGGAGGCACCCCGATGCAAACCACCAGCCCCTTCAGCAAGACGTTCACCACCGAGATGGACTTCTGCCACCCGCGCACCGAGCGCACGATCAGCGATGTGACCGTCCGCTACACGTTCGACGGGAACGAGTTCAACACCACGACCGACTTCGACGCGGACTGGATGAACGAGGACGCCTACAACGCCATCGCGGTCGATCAGTGCATGGCGACCCCTGACCTGTTCCTTGATTGGGCCGACGCACTGGACCCGATCTACGCGCCGGAAGCTGTGCGCCGGTTGCTGGCTTGGTCGTCGGCTTACGATGGCTGGGAATTGGTGGCGGACGCGGTGCAGCTTCTGCGTGATGGCAGTGCAGACGTGCAGGTGGCAGCATGAGCAGCGCAACCCGCACCCTCGCCGCTTGCCTCAAGGCAGCCGATTACGAGCTTCGCCATCGCAACGTGATTGAAGCCCGCCGCCACCTCGCCGCCATGTCGCCGGAACGCCGCACGATGCTTGAGGCGGAATGGGATGTGCCGGTGTCCGATGGGCGGCGTACTGGACCGGAGGCGTTCTAATGCAAACCCTCCGCATCCTCTGGGCCACCCGCTGGACCGGCCTCGCGATCTTCGCAGCAGCCGCGCTGCTTCCGTTTCTCGCATGTTTGGGAGAATGACTGTGCACGACCGCTACGCCGCGAAGGCCACGCGCCTGATGCCCGCGCTTTATGGCGGCTTTATCCGCGTCCCTGCCTACACGATGGCCGAACGTCGCAAGCGCGCCGGGCTGGCTGATTGGCTCAAGGCTCGTCGTGGGGTGGGGCGGTGAGCGCGCCGGTTTATCACCCCGCCGTGGTGCAGGGCTCAGACGAATGGCTCCAGATGCGTTGCGGTCTGATCACCGCCAGCGAGATGAAGCTCATTCTCACGCCCACGCTCAAGGCCGCGAACAACGACAAGACGCGCGCCCATGCCTTTGAACTGGCTTTCCAGCGCCTCACGCAGCACGTTGAACCGCAGTACGTGTCGGACGCCATGTTGCGCGGCCAAGAGGACGAGATTTACGCCCGCGCCGCTTATGCCGAGCATTACGCCCCGGTGCAGGAATGCGGCTTCATCACGCGCGACTTTGGCGGCTTCACCATCGGTTACAGCCCCGATGGCTTGGTCGGCGTCGATGGCCTGATCGAATGCAAGTCCCGCGCCGGCAAGTACCAGGTGCAGACCATCGCGGCCAATGAAGTGCCCGAAGAATACGTGTTGCAGCTTCAAACCGGGCTGCTGGTGACGGGCCGCAAGTGGATTGACTTCATATCGTACTGCGGCGGGTTGCCGGTGTTTGTGAAGCGTGTCGAGCCGGATGACGACATTCAGGACGCGATCTTTAGCGCTGCGCTCGCCTTCAACGACCGCGTGGCCGAAGTCATGCAGCAGTACCAGCACACATTGCGGAACATGCGCCCCGTGATTGCGACCGAGCGGCGCGAAATTGAGGAGATTATCCTGTGAACGAGATTCTGGACATGAGCCGCTTTGTCGAGGCGAAGTCGGACCAGCTCAACACCGACGATCTGATCGGCAGCCCGCGCACGATCACCGTGACGCGCGTGACCGGCAATGATGGCGACCAGCCCATTTCGATCCACTACGAAGGCGACAACGGCAAGCCGTTCAAGCCCTGCAAGACCATCCGCCGCGTGTTGCTGGCCGTGTGGGGCCGCAACGCTGCTGACTACGTTGGCCGGTCGATGACGCTCTACCGCGATGACGGCGTGACGTTCGGCGGGTTGAACGTGGGCGGCATTCGCATCAGCCACATGAGCCACATCGACAAGAAAACGGTCGTGGTCGTGATGAAGACCAAGGGCAAGAAAGCCGGGATCGAAGTGTCCCCGCTGGCCATCGAAGCCCCTGCAGCCGCCGCGCCCGATTGGGCCAGGTTCGCGCGAACCACGCTCGACGCCATCGCCCGCGCGCCTGATCTGGAAAGGCTCGACGCCTTTATCGACAGCCGCCACGCCAAGCTGGCCACGCTCGCACAGGCCGCCCCCGATCTGTGGCAGGCCGTCGATGACGCCCTTCGCGTCCGCCGCGCCGAGTTTGCCGAACTCGAACAGGGCCGCACCGACGAGCAGCACGGGGACCAGTTCACCGACGATCTCCCGCCGAACTTCTGATTTTCCACCAAGGGAGCCGGGTGGCCCAATAAGCCGCCCGGTGATTACGATGACCACCGCCCACGAAGACCAGTTCACGCCTGCGCCGGTTGAGGTGACGCAAGAGCGCGCTGTCATGGACGCACTGTGGCCCCTGCTTGGCGGCAACCACACCGAAGCCGATCTGTGGGGCCAAATTGGCGAGGCCGTCGCAACTGCGCTCGCCCGCCATCGCACCGCCAGCGCGCCTGCTGGTGGGGTGGTGCTGCGGTGGGAGGATGATCCCGCAGGTGTTCCCGACATGCTCACCCTGTATCTTGGCGAACACAAGTTCGGCGGAGCGTGGGAAGCAAGCCGTGACTGGCGCTGCACAAAAACCGCCGATGGTTTTGCGTCAAGAGAAGAAGCCATGGAAGCGGAGGAGCAGGCCGTCCGCGATTGGATCACCCGCGCAGGCCTCTACGCCCACCCTCCCGCGCCCACCGATCTGGTGGAGGCTTTGGAGGCCGCAGAATATGCGCTGGAATCTGCTCAGCAGTATTTTCTGCACAAGCAGGGTTCTCGCAATCCGGCGCGAGATGAGGCACTTGAGAAGGTCCGCGCTGCCCTCGCCAAGCATGGGGGTGCGTGATGATCGTCCGCGTCACCCAACTTGACGGCAAGCTACCCAATCTGGCGCTGATGCGCTTGGCGGCTTGGCACCGCTCACAAGGCGATGATGTGCGCTGGGAACGTGGCGTGACGCGCAGCTTCGACGAGCCTGCCTACGATGTGGTCTATGGGTCTGCGATCTTTTCAGAGACGGCTAAAGCCGCTGCGATTCTCGCCACACAATTCCCCGGCGCGGTCATTGGCGGCACTGGTGGTGATAGATCGCTTCGTGTCGAGCAGATCGTGCCGTCGCAGTTCACCGTGCTTGACTACAGCGGTTTTCCCGATTTTGCCGCGTCGATCGGCTACGCAATGCGCGGGTGCCGGTTCAAGTGCGGGTTCTGCATCGTTCCCAAGATGGAAGGCAGGGCGCGCGCCGAAGGGACCATTGCGCAAATCTGGCGCGGTGACGGCCACCCGAAGCATGTTCACCTGCTTGACAACGACTTTTTCGGCAATCCGGTCTGGCGCGATCGCGTGGCTGAGATTGAACACGGCGGCTTCAAGGTCTGCATCAACCAAGGGATCAACGTCCGGCTGCTCGACGATGAACAGGCCGAAGCGGTCGCCCGTATAGCGCCGTGGGATGACCAATTTAACCGCCGCCGCCTTTACACGGCGTGGGACAACATCGGCGATGAGGCCGTGTTCTTTGACGGCCTAGATCGGCTTGAACGGGCAGGCTGGAAAGCTGATTGGACCTTCGTTTACATGCTAGTAGGCTATGACCGGCGTGAGACGTGGGAGCGGATATTTCACCGCTTTGACCGCATGATCGCACGCGGCGTTCGACCTTATCCGATGGTTTATGCTGGCACACCAGAGCGACCCACCGTTGGCGACTATCACAAGCTGAAGCGGTTTCAGCGTTGGGTCGTGACTGGCGCACACAAGGTTTCGCGTTTTGAAGAATACAGCACGGCGCGGGTTCGCGTTTCCGATGCCCCGCTATTTGAAAGGACAGCAGCATGACCCTCCCCCAGCGCATCGAGGCGGCAGAAGGGGCGAAGCATTTCGCCGTATCCGCTCACACGGCAACCGGGCTTGCTTGTCGGCATTGCGGCCAAACTCTTGGTGCGGTCAGC